CGTCTACTACAACCGTGCCAACACCACCCGTTGCAGTAATACCGGTTACCGGTATATCAGAGGCCGCGTCTACTACTACAGTGCCAACGCCACCCGTTGCAGAAATACCCGTTACAGATACAACAGAGCCTACGTCTACTACTACAGTGCCAACGCCGCCGGTAGCAGAAAGACCCGTTACAGATACAACAGAGCCTGCGTCTACTACAACCGTGCCAACGCCACCGGTAGCAGAAAGACCCGTTACCGTTAATACTTGTTTTATGGAGACAGAAACGGAGCCTGCGGAAGTTGTAGCAACTAACCCCGATACCGGGATGTTTACCTCACCGGCAACCGTCACACTTCCAACGACCGAAGACGCCGAAACCCCCGAAACGGCTACAGGTAGGGCAGAGCCCCAAGCGCCCTCTGACCAATCCGCACGTCCCCAGCCACTGACATTGGACACGGGGGGGCGGGCTTCCTACCTAAGCGATACGGATGATGGCGTTGCTTGCATCCGCTGTAGGGAACTGAATCGTAAAGTCACCTGCGGTAGACGTTTTATCGCCGCCAAACGCCAGTACAACGACGGAGGGGTCGCCCGCTGCGGTGTCGTTGTAGATCAAAGCACCGTTCGCCGTTATTGTAGCCGATGAAAAAGTCAGGTCATCAAAGTCTGTGAAAGCTGTTGTTCCGCTCGTAGTCGGCGTTACGTTCGTAAGCGTACCACCGCCTGCGGAGTAACCCGTCCCGGACGCCTCGTTCGTCGCAGAGTAAGCCGTAGTCGTAGCGTCTAATGTGGCGGAGCTGGTGTACAGCGCCAACTTAAACGTGTTACCGGTACTCACCGTAAAATCATGTGTAGCGGTCATCAATTCTTTTTTGAACGACGTACACATTGCCTGTGAGATTGCCATTTTATACTTCCTTTACAAGTTCGGCTAGTTCCGGGTGCCCCGCGCTAGCCAAGGCGTTACAAACGGTTGTCCTATCACTCTTTATAGCCTCTCGCATATAAAAGCTCAAGGTTTTTTCTAGTTGAGCCTTGTACGCAAAGGCTTGGTCCCTTATAACCGGAGGCGCTCCGTCCGAGACAGAGATTATTCTATCAGCGCACCTCTGTGCTACCTCCTCCGGCGTAGAGCCCCGGTAGTTCGTTGTGTGTACGGTAACGTTGTAACTGGGGGCGACTTTGGCTTTTAGTTCAAACATCAAGTTCTTTCCTGTGTCGGTAACCCTTTGCGGTAAGCATCGTTGTTCTCGCGCCCTTCCGCAAGGTTTTTAAGCCTCATAAGTGATTCTTGGAAACGCTGCTCGTACAACGCCAGAATATCCTGCTCACCCTTCATGTAAATGTAGGCTTCGGTCAAAGAGGCGTAAAGAAGTGCGTTCGGCGCATTGACGCTTAACCACGTTGTCCCGTCTTCCGCACCCGCGGTCAAACTTGTGGGGCGATAGTAATAGTGCAACTCGGCTTCGTAATCAGCGTCGGGAGTCGGGGCTATGATAAAGTTCGAATCATCAAAAAGGGCGTAAAACGCTGGGACGGACCGTTCAGAAGAATCGGGCCAGTATTCCTGAAGGAAGTTAACGTCTTTCTGAAGAAGAAACTGCTTTGAGCCATTAACCGAGATAGACAGGGAAAAAGACGCTAAAAAGTTCGAGGGGGCTCCAAAAAACCGGTTCCCCGCGGACATGCTTGCGCTTTGGTTGATTCGAAAATTTTCAAGGTCAACCAGCTTGAAGATACGCTCTTCCGCCGTTCTTATAAAAACAGGGAGGTTATTTACAAAGCTTGTCTCCGTGTTCTCCGCAAAATCCTGTATTGCTGTTTTAAGCTCTGCGTACGTGAAACTCATGTCGTCACCACCAAAACAAAGCCGGTACTTCCAACGGCGCTTGTTGCCTGCCTACCCGGCGGAAAAGAAGAGGCCCCTACAAAAACAACCATCGGCTCTATTCGGTCAGGACGAGGGTTTTTTAAGGCTTCCGCGTCGGAAACCTCCTTGAACGGCCCTAACTGAGGCTGCTTGGGCTCCCACTCGTCTTTTCCAACAAGCGCCCCTGTCCATTCTTTTCGCATGTCGTTATAGCGATATGCGAAACCGGAACGATCCGAAATAGCCTGTGATTTTTTGCCCGAAGCGTAACGCGCCAAAGCTACCTCCCGTAAAAAGAAGAGTAAGGCGAAATCTGAAGGGACGCCCTATCTCGGTCCTCGTCCATCGCACGTTGAAGCTCTTCCTCGTACAAGGTCTTTAGAAGAGAAACCCTTTCGGGAGCGAATTTAACAGAGAGGTAGTACGCCAACCCTGCTGAAACACAGGGGTAAAACCGAAAAGGTACCTCCAGTGAGTTAGTTTGAGTGTCCGCGTCGTCTATTCGCGTCAAGCGGTCAAACACCAGCGAGTAAGAGTCGTTAGCGTTGGGGACAGGCCAAAGACGGACAACGGGTGTAATTAAACGGTCTACATAAAACTGAACCGGACGACCGGTGGAGTTTTTGTTTGTAAGACCAAGGTAAGCGTCCCGGCCTATGCGAGTTACTTGGATGTCCGACTGGCTAGCCGTTCCCGTATTTTGTCTGATTGTTGCCGACAAAATATCAATGGTTGCTTGGACATCCTCTAGGGAAACAACGGCCCCAACTGTTGCCGTTGTGGCGCTAGTGCCCCCTGTAATTGTTTCGGCTACTGAAAACGCCCCTACCGGAACGTTTATAGCTAGCACCGTAGCAGAGTTAACATTGGTTACCTGCGCGGTGGCTCCACTGGTTCCGCCGGTAATTGTTTCCCCTGCCACAAACCCTGCGGAAGCGTTTACCGTCAAGGTAACCGTTCCTATAGGGTAGTCAGAAACCCCGCTAGCAAGGACCACCGTCTTCTGCTCAATCGTCCAACGGTTAATCCCCCGATTGGCCCACTCCGCAAAAAGAAGGTTCAGGGAACGCTTCGCCGTTCTCAAGTCATAGCCCGTCCTTGCTTCCAAGCCACAACGCTCAAAAGCCTCTTCGATATGCTCGTTTACATCAAGCTGGAAATCCTTGCTGGAAGAAACCGCCACTTAATCACTTTCCCTTTTTGACCATGCCGCCGCCGCGCATCTTCTTAACCGGTCCGCCGCGCATCTTCTTAACCGGTCCGCCGCGCATCTTCTTAACCGGCTTTTTCGAGTTACGAGGTTTCATTGCCATTTATCAGTCTCCTGTACAGGTTTTCGCGTTGCGCGTAGAGATCACTGTTCTCAAAAGCTTCAAAGCTCTTGTCATAATAACCCAAAGGCTTCAGAGCCTGAGACTTTTCGTGAAGAGTCTTTAGCCTCTGGACAAAGATGATAGCATACTTTTCTCTTACTAAAGGAGAAAAAGAGCCCTCATCTAGGAAATCCTCCGGGTCATCATCAGGGTGAAAACCCATAACCCAAACATCTCGCTGACCAAACATGCCGTCGGCAATGGCTTCGTTCAACGCGTGAAGAAAATCCTCAAAATCTTTCGGGTCTTTTCGATAGCACAGATCAACCACAAGGGTGACATCAAACCGGTCATCGAAACCTGCGATGGTTTGGTACAGAGAGAGGCTATCGTCTTCCGTTTTAAAAACAAAGCCAACTCGGTCCTCGTCCCACGCTGTTTTTGCGTAAGGACATGCAGGGAGGTTGTTAAAAAACGGAGAAGGTGATTCTAAGGCGTGCTTAGACCACTCTCTTAGCTCAGTTTTTATCTCTTGTTCAAGCATGTCAGGTATAAAGCGTTCTTTTACGGCGGTTCGACATCACCGCACCACATCCCTTGTTAAGCTTACGGTAAGGAGTACCTACAACTACTCCACCCGCAGCCGCCCGTGTAACTTTTGCAGCCTTTGTATTAGCCACCGCAGTTTTGCCGCTAGAAGCGCCCTGCTTTTTCTTACGAGCCGTAGAGGCACGTTGAGACTTAGAGATAGAGGATGCTTTAGCTCTAGGTAAGCATCTGTCAGGGTTTTTTTTATTCTTTGAAGTGCCGCACTCGCCCGCTATGTTCCCACGGCTATCGATTCGGACCCAGTCTTCATCCAACCACTCCTGTAACTTTCCCATGATTACAATTTCTTCCTTTTCTTCGAAGCTTTCGCATAGTTGGGGTCCTTGCAGTATTTTGAAGCTGCTAAGTTTGCATAAGCCGACGGGTACGTGTCAAACGTGCGTTTTGCCCAAGCCTTGCCCGCCGGGCATATTTTGCTGCCCCGGCTCTTAGCCGAAACCGACCCACCTTTGCGGAAATAAGTAAGTTTAGGCTTACCGGGTTTCGGGCCGGTGCGAACTTTCGGCATGTGCCCTCGCAATCTTGCGGGACTGAATAAAAGCTTCCCACATCGGTTTAATCATATCGTAGTTCTGTTCGACTTTAACAACCGTGGTTGCGGTTCTTTTGTCCACTTCGATTAAAGTAAGACTTACCCACGCTAAGAAAGAAAAAAAGACTGCCGCAACGGCTGGGATAAAGGTGAGGGTGAGTGTTTTTCCCATGAGTTAATGCTTCAAACTTTCGTCTAAGCCAGAAAAGGGGTCTTGCAAGACCTCGTCCAACCACTCAAGAAAACACCCGGCTTCATGCGCCGAAGAAAAACCCGTGAATTGCAGGAACAAGTCCGGCTCTTCGGAGTCCTCTATTGCGGCAACGTAAAACCCGGAGACAACCATTACAGGAGAATCAGGGGGTCAAATGTTTCGAAAAACGTTGTGGGGTTTAGGGACCACCGTTGACGAACCATTTGACCCTCGGATTAGCTGTAAAAAACCGTGACAGACGTACAACCGGTAAACGTTGCGATAAAGATATCGCTCACCCGTATACCTTCGTCCGGGATGTTTACCGAATGCGTGTCCGACGCGTTCAGGTCCATATCAATTACGGTTGCCCCGCCGCTCCCGTCGCTAATGGTAAGTCGGGGGGTACCTGTAGTTGTTTTAACCTGAAGCTGCCGAATACGTGCAGGGCCAACGCCCGCGGAAATCGCACTCGTCAATCTTTTTGATTTTACGTCAGAACCAGCCATTTAAAATCACCTATTAAGCGAGATTAGAGTTCTGCTGATACAGGATGGTAACTCGGATTTCACCAGCGGTGGTAGCGCCCGTGGTTGTCCATGTGACCCGCTCGTCCGAAGTTCCTGTGTCTGCCCACGCCAGTGCGCCGCCCGCCTCTGTCGTCGGGTATTTACGCCCCGCTCCGGAAGCCGCGGTGATCGAAAAAGCATTGACGTACGTTGCATTCCCACCGACCGTGTCGCCAATACTTAGGACCGCGGTGGCTCCAGCCACGGCGGTCGGGCAGTCGATGACACAATCGATGATCTGGGAGTTGGCGGGGATAACGACATTTGTCGTGTTTGCGGCAGATGCGCCCGCAGCAAGGGCCGTGCCCGTGCTAAACGTCTGCGCCATAACAACTTGACCGGTGTTTTTAACATCGGTGCCAAGGGTCGTGCCCGTCGTGGATTTGATTGTTCCGGCCTTAATCGGGCCTGAAAAAGTAGTGATACCCATTTGTATCTCCTGTCGTGGGTTGTGTCAGACGCTAAGTGCGACTGTCAGGGATGTCTTCTTTTAACACAGTTTGTCATCAATAGAACAGAAAAAAAAGGGCGGCCCAAAGGCCGCCCTTTGTCGAAAAGTTTTTTAAAACTTACGCAGCACCCGGAGTACCGAAAACGCAACGCCAGTCGGAAACACCGAACGAGTAGCGTTCACGCGCCTTGAAGCGCATGTTACCCGTGTCGAAGTCACCTTCCATTGCCGTTTTGAGCGCGGAACGGTTGAAGTATTTAAACCCGTTCGGGGCATCCGTTTTGATAAAGAAAGCGTCCGAGTCCGTGAGGAAGTGATTAACTACCGCACCTTCCGGAATCATTCCCATCGAACGCATTGCGTTCGTATCGTTATCAGCCGTCCCGCTACGCAGGTTACTGTTAATGACACGTTCTGCAATGAACTGAAGCTCTTTCGGAATAATGAGCTTCATACCGCGAACCGCGATCTTCAGACCACGCTCGTCGGTCAAACCAGCGACGTCAATCAGCATCTGTTCCAGAGACGTCTCATTGAGGTCCGCTGCTACAGCAAGCTGGTTGCGCTGGTTGCCCGAAAGCGACGGGTGGTCGGAGGCGCAAAGAGCCGAGCCGTCACCAATCGCGTAGGTCGTATTGAACGCGTTATTAAGCACAGAAGCCGCTTTGATCTGCTTAGTCTGTGCCATGGAACGCGCAAGAGCCTTCGTGTACCGGCTAGCAAGTCGGTCGTAAAGGTTGTCTTCAATAGCCTCTTCCGTGATCGAAAAAGCCAGAGCAATCGTGTCATGCGTGTAACGTGCAGTATACGTTTCCTGCGCGTCATCAAACGTGATCGCACTGCCTTCGTTTTTCACAGGAGCGGTCGAGAAGCCGCCAAGCATCACCTCTTCTTCAAAGGCTCTGTCCGAAGACTCTTCCTCGAAGATTTCAGAATGCTCCTGTTCGTATCGGTCATATTCCAGACCAAAAAGAGCATTAAGACCGGGCTCAAGCTCTTTCGCCAGTTGTGAGCGAGAAATAGCCATCTATGCGCCCTCCTAAATGCCGGTGGAGTCCGGGGTGGTCTGAGAATCAAACCTCCGCGTACCCGCGTTGAAATGAGCGTTCAGGCGCACAATAAATGGGATACCTGCCGCGGTGTAGTCGCTGTTAGCCTCGTCTTCAAGGATACCAACAATACGAAGCGGAAGAGTAGCCGTAGTAGCGATTGTACTAACCCCAAGCGCGGAGTTTGAACGACCCGTATCGGTAGAACCGGTTCGGGCCGAAGTGCCAAGAGAGGCGTTCGCAAAAATCGCGGCTACAGCAGTAGCACGGTTCGTAAGCGAGGCATCACTAGCAACCTTGAACAACTGGTTTGGGTTGTCGGCAACGAGAGCTTTGACAGGATGGTTCGTGTCAACGCTAACCGAGCCGGAACCGGGCCAGTAGTTAAGGAAGGTCGTCTTCTTCGTCACTGAGTCTACGTACTCAACACCCATCAGAACGCCAAGCGCCTGAGTGGTACCACCGTTTGTAGCTCCTGCTTGCCCAATCACGCCAGCGGCGAGGGGAACGCAGATAGAGCCATTAAAGATGGCATCGGTGTTATCTGACGCAATTTCGTAGGTCGTAAGACCCGTCGAGTTTGCGCCTGAGCCGACTAGACCGATAGGACGAAGACCGTAGGCAGTTTCTTGATTTGCCATTTTGGATCACTCCTAAAGGAGGTAGCCCCTATTTCCGGGAACCACCAAAGGTTACACGAGATTGACGATCAGGTTGGTTGATCGTCATCGATGAATGTGCATTCTCACGCATCATATCGTGATCCACCGCTTGCATCTGGTCCAAGTTTCTTTTCTGAAAGTACTCAGTCCGTTCTGCAATGGTTTCCACGGGAATCCGGGCGAGAAGCAGACCACCAACTCCGAAGACCCCCTCGTATTTACCACTTTCAATAACGGGTGATTCAAAATCCGGGTATTCGTCCTCACGGACAAGTTCCCAGCCTTCGCGAAGTTTCGCGCTGATGTTCTTGCGGTCGTCAAAACCGCGAGTTTCAGCCCTAATCCAACGATGTTTGAACCCGTCGGGTGCGGGGGGAGCTTCAAGCATTGACGGTGGAGCCCACGGCTTACGCCGGGCCGTTGAACCCCGAGATTTTTTAGCGCGAGGAGTGCGGTCAGAGGGGCTACTATCGTTCATAACGTTTTCGTCACTCATTTGTTCAATCCTTCACGTATTTCGCGTATTCTTCTAGCGGCACTCCCAGCTTTTTCGCCATCGTGACTTGGGTAGGGGAGAGTCGAACCTGTTTCTTTCCGCGCCCAGATGCGGACCTGTTAACAGAGGCAACCGTCTGAGCGGGTCGTTTGCCAGTGGGTCCGTTTTTAAACTTATGGGGGAAGTTTTCCGCCATACGCTTATCAAGCTCATCATAGTAGCTTTGGCTACTGGGGTCAAACCCCTCATCTTCTATGAGAGTTTTATGGATTCCAAACGCGGCGTACGTCATTGTTTCGTCAGAACCAAACCACTCACGCTCCGCCGCCCAAGACTCTGCTTTAGGGTCCGGTCTACGAGGTTGGGGTCGGGCAGCGGGCTGCTGCGCCTGTTGCTGCATCTGTTGACGTTGCAACTCGGCGTGCTGGCGCTGCATTTCACTGTTGCGTTGTGCCTGAGACGCCCGATCCGCTTGAATGGCAAGCGCCGTTATCTTGCGCTGCGCGGACACAACACCGTCCGTGTCGCCGATCTCTATTGAGTTCTTGAGATCATTCTCTGCGGAAGAAAGCTCGCTTTGAACCCTTCCGCTAAACTCGTTAACGTAGCCGCTATCTAGCTCCTCCACACGGGCTTTAAGTCCTTGAGCCTCGCTTTGAATTGTCTGGGCGTAACGAAAAGCTTCTTCTTTCTCTCGTTCAGCCTGACGCATTTTCTTGGTAAGCTGATTGATCCGCTTCTGCGTTGCGTTCTGAGCTTTGTCAAACTCATCCACATCGCCGCTTTCAGTAAGGACCGCATCGTTTTCATCTGAAGCGGTTTCTTCGATTTCAATCGACACCTCTTCTTCGTCGGTATCAAACTCAACCTGATCGTCTGCCATAAAGGCCTCCTACATATGTAAAACGTCTTCCGGGTCGGAAATA